TACTGGTAAGTCTATGCTGGCTGCTTGGTTGTTGATTGTTAATGCCTTACAAGCTGACAAAGGTCATGTATTCTACGTAGCCCCTACACAAGGACAAGCTAGAGACATTATGTGGAATACGTTGCTGGAGTTGGGTGCGCCAGTGATTGTTGGTAGTCATGTTAACAACCTACAGATTAAGTTGATTAACGGAGCCACCATCAGCTTAAAAGGTGGTGACAGACCTGAGACAATGCGAGGAGTGTCGTTGAAGTTCCTTGTACTTGATGAATACGCTGACATCAAACCTGATGTATGGAACATGATATTACGCCCTGCTCTAACAGATCAAAAGGGTAATGCGTTATTCATTGGTACACCGATGGGTAGGAATCACTTCTATGATCTGTATAAGTATGCAGAGCTGTCAGAAGACCCTACATATAAATCATGGCACTTCACAAGCTACAACAACCCTATGCTAGACCCGCTTGAGATTGACAGTGCTAAGAAATCAATGTCTTCTTATGCCTTCCGTACAGAGTTTATGGCTTCTTTTGAGGCTAGAGGCTCTGAGATGTTTAGGGAAGAGTGGGTTAAGTTTGATGAAGAAGAACCTGCTGGTGACTACTTTGTTGCTATTGACTTAGCAGGCTTTGAAGAAGTCAACAAAGTTAAATCAAAGAATAAGAGGTTAGACCAAACAGCTATTTCTGTTGTTAAAATAACACAGGAAGGTCAGTGGTGGATTAAAGATATTGTTTATGGACGCTGGGAGCTGAATGAAACAGCTAACAAGATATTTCAAATCATCAGAGATTATCAACCAGTAGCTGTTGGTATTGAAAGAGGCATAGCTAGAAACGCTGTAATGTCTCCGTTAACAGATTTAATGAAGAGACATAACACATTCTTTCGTGTTGATGAACTAACACACGGTAATAAGAAGAAAGTTGACAGGGTTATGTGGGCTTTGCAGGGTAGGTTTGAGAATGGTGTTGTTAAACTTAACAAAGGTGACTGGAATGCTGAATTCATGGATCAACTGTTTCAGTTCCCAGACCCGTTAACACATGATGACTTGATAGACTCTCTAGCTTACATAGACCAGCTACACAAAGTAACCTACGCATACGACACAGAATACGATGATTACCAAGTTTATGACACAGTAGCTGGCTACTAAGAGGATTAATATGGAATACAACAAAGATATTATGGCAGAGACCCTAGAATCCTGGGTGATGTCTAAAGCAGACCAGTGGCGTGACCATTATGAGAACAACTATGAGAAGACTCATGATGAATACTATCGCCTGTGGCGTGGTATCTACTCTGTTGAAGACAAAACTAGGCAGTCTGAGCGTAGTCGCATCATCTCCCCTGCCCTTCAGCAAGCTGTTGAAAGCTCTGTTGCAGAGATTGAAGAGGCTACCTTTGGTCGTGGTAAGCTCTTTGACATCACAGATGACCTTGCTGACCAAGAGACACCAGACGTAGCCTTCTTACGTGAAAAACTACATGAAGACTTTGCTAAAACTAAGGTTAGGAAGGCTGTTGCTGAGTGTCTTATCAACTCTGCTGTCTATGGTACAGGTATTGGTGAGATTGTACTGGAAGAAATCAAAGAGATGGCTCCAGCTACGCAGCCTATCATGGATGGAGCATTACAAGCTGTAGGTGTTAACATCACTGAGCGTACAATAGTACGTCTTATACCCATCCTACCGCAGAACTTCTTGATTGACCCTGTAGCTACAAGCATTGAAGAAGCTATTGGTGTGTGTATTGATCGTTATGTACCATCACACACGGTAGAGATTGAACAAGAGAAGGGTGTTTACAAGAAAGTATCATTGAACACCAGCGAATATGACATTGATCTTGACGCAGACCATGAATTGGTAGATCAACCAGAAGATAAAGTAAGGTTGACTAAGTACTTTGGTTTAGTTCCTCGACATCTGTTGATTAACGCAGATAAAGAAGAAGATGAAGACATTGTAACCCTCACCGATGAAGCTAAGGATGATGAGAGCTACTACATCGAGGCTATTGTTATCATAGCTAACGGTGGTGTGCTGCTTAAAGCTGAAGAAAACCCCTACATGATGCAAGATCGTCCTGTCATTGCATTCCCGTGGGATGTTGTTCCTGGACGCTTCTGGGGTAGAGGTGTTTGTGAGAAAGGTTACAACAGCCAGAAGGCACTTGACGCAGAGCTGAGGGCACGTATTGATGCACTGGCACTCACAGTACACCCTATGATGGGAATGGACGCTACGAGGATGCCAAGAGGCTTTAAACCAGAGATTAGCCCTGGCAAGATCATCCTTACCAACGGTCGTCCTGATGAAATCTTCTATCCGTTTAACTTTGGTCAAGTAAGTCAGATTACCTTTGCTCAGGCAGAGGCTCTACAGCGCATGGTACAGACCGCTACAGGGGCTATTGACTCAGCAGGTATTGCGGGTAGCATTAACGGGGAAGCGACAGCAGCAGGCATCTCAATGAGTTTGGGAGCCATCATTAAACGACAGAAGCGCACGTTGATTAACTTCCAAGAGAGCTTCTTAATACCCTTCGTTACTAAAGCCGCACACCGTTACATGCAGTTTGATCCTGAACACTACCCCGTTAAAGACTACAAGTTTAATGTCGTTAGCTCTCTCGGTATTATTGCTAGAGAGTATGAAGTGTCTCAGCTTATCCAACTGTTGCAAACCATGTCTCAAGAATCTCCGTTGTACAGCACACTGATACAGGCTGTGGTGGAGAACATGAACCTATCCAACAGAGAAGAGATGGTAGCATTGATTCAGCAAGCTGGTCAGAAGTCACCAGAGCAGCAACAAGCTGAACAGCAAGCAGCACAAGAGGCTCAGGCATTGCAGAAGGCTCTACAAGAAGCTCAGATTAGTGTCTTGAATGGTCAAGCTGAAGAGTTCCTAGCAAGGGCTAAGAAGTATGATGCTGAAACAAAGGCAGTACCCGTTAAGCTTGAGACAGAACAAATCAAGACTATCGGTGAGTTAGACTCAGATGATGAACGTAACTTTAAACAGCGTGTAGAGATTGCACGTTTAGCCATAGCCGAGAAAGGCAAAGGGAGACGATGATGTTTGTGAGTAAAGCGGATATAACTAAGATGGCTGTAGAGACTAACACAGGCTTTGCAGCGGTCTATCAAGAACTGCGAGAGATTAGGGAAGAACTTAAAATTCTAAAGGAGCTGGCAGGTGTTACTAAGAAATCTAATAGCACATCAAAGAAAGAAAGTCAAGAAAATACTTGACAAAAACACAAAAGTATGCTATACTCTAACCTAGTATAAGGAGAACAAATATGATGTACGGCACAGGCAAGAAGAAAAAGACTAAAGGTAAGTAATTAACAGAGGTGATGCAGATGACTGATAATGACCTGGAACAATTCTACGGTGATATCAAAGAGATGTGTAATACCGCAGGCTACAAAGCTTTTTGTACAGAGTTAGAGACACAAGTAGATAACATAAACTCTGTAGAGTACACCAAGAATGCTGATGATTTAAACTTCCGTAAAGGTCAGCTAAACATTATTCGTACATTCTTAAACCTAGAACTAAGTATTAAAGCAGCTTCAGAGCAGTTGTTTGTCGGAGACACCAATGCGTAGAATCTTCGACTTTCAATGTTCTGCTAATCACACCTTTGAAGCCTTTGTAGATTCAGAGTGCAGAGAGATGGATTGTAGAGTTTGTGAAGAAGCTGCTGTAAGAATAATCTCACCTGTTCGTAACATGCTTGACCCCATCTCTGGTAGTTTCCCAGGGGCTACAATGAAGTGGGCAAGAGACCGAGAAAGGAAGATTAATAAAGAACGCAGAAGCGCACAATAGCACAACTTCTGTATATCTCCACAATGTAAAAGCACGGAGTTTAGTAATGGCAGCATTTTTGCTTGATGAAGAAGAGCGTTTAGAAGGCAACGTAGACCAAGAACCAGAGCAAGAAATACAACAAGAACAACAACAACAAGAAGTCGATGACATTCCTGAGAAGTACAAAAACAAGAGTGTTAAAGACATTGTACGGATGCACCAAGAAGCTGAAAAGCTCGCTGGTAGGCATAGCTCTGAGATTGGAGAACTACGCAAGATCGTTGATGATTTTGTAGTCTCACAAACAGAACTCAAGAAAGATAAGAAAAAACCAGTTGATGAAGTTGATTTCTTTACGAATCCTAGCGAGGCTGTTAAAGCCCTACTGGATAACGATCCCCGTTTAAAGCAGGCTGAAGACCTGAATAAACAAATGACACGCAGTGTAGCTGTGAATGAGTTGCAGAAGAAGCACCCAGACATGAGTGATATTCTCAACAATCCAAAGTTCAATGAGTGGATACAAGGATCGAATATTCGTAGGCGATTATATGAGCAAGCTGACAAGGCATTTGACCATGAAGCTGCTGACGAATTGTTTTCTCTCTGGAAGGAGAGGACTCAAGTAGTAAACCAAACAGTGAGTGCTGAGAAAGATAAGCGTACACAACAAGTCAGAGCAGCCGCTACCGGCAGTTCTAATGGAAATGTGGATTCTAACAGTCGTAAAGTGTATCGGCGCGTTGACATTATTAAACTAATGCGTGATGACCCAAACCGCTATGAAGCTCTTTCTAATGAAATCATAAGAGCCTACGCAGAGGGTCGAGTTAAAGGCTAAGTCCTTTAGGAGATATACAAATGGCAACTTCAGTTTATCCCGCCACTGGCGGTTTTGTAGACAACACTAGTGCAGCTACGTTTATTCCTGAATTGTGGAGTGACGAGGTACGCGCAGCCTATGAGAAGAATCTCGTTATGGCTCCGCTTGTTAAAAAGCTGACAATGAAGGGTAAGAAAGGCGATACCATCAATATCCCTGCTCCTATCCGTGGTGTAGCTACAGCTAAAGCTATCAACACTGCTGTTACAGTGCAGCAGGAAACAGAAGGTACTGTAGCTGTTATCATCGACAAGCACTTTGAATATTCTCGTATGATTGAGGATTTGACAGAAGTGCAAGCGTTGGCATCACTACGCCGCTTCTACACTTCTGATGCAGGTTATGCCCTGGCTCGTCAGATTGACACAGACTTGCTTGCTCTTGGTAAGACGTTGGGTGATGGTACTAGTACGTTTGTTCACAGTGCTTCTTTCTACAACGATGTCTCTACAGGTCTTACAGCCTATGCTGAAGACACAGTTGTTACAGCAGATGTATTCACTGATGCAGCTCTTCGTGGTTTGATACAGAAGCAGGATGATGCAGATGTACCGATGGATAACCGTTGTTTTGTTATTCCTCCTTCACTGCGTAATGCCATCATGGGTATTGATCGTTATGTATCTACAGACTTTGTTGCTGGTAAAACAGTTAACAATGGCTTGATTGGCAACCTGTACGGCATTGACGTATACGTTACCAGCAACTGCCCTATTGTAGAGACTGACGCTAATAACAGTGTAGGTGGTCAACTACGAGCAGCTATGCTGTTCCACAAAGACACCTTCATTCTGGCAGAGCAGCTTGGTATCCGTTCACAGACTCAGTACAAGCAAGAGTTCTTGGGCAACCTGTACACTGCTGACACTCTGTATGGTGTTAAAACCTACCGTCCTGATAGTGGTTTTGTCTTAGTTGTAAACGGCTAAGATAACTAGGGAGGGGTTGTTAACGCAGCCTCTCCCTAACACTCAACGCAGCATAAAGGGTTTAGCATGACTACACGTATCATAACCAAGAATAGTTCAACCGCTTCTGCAATACCCTCTAATGCAGACCTTGTTCAAGGCGAATTAGCTGTCAACGTAACCGACAGACGATTGTTCACTGAGAATGCCAGCAACACTGTTGTTGAGCTAGGTACTAATCCATCATCTATCACCACAGGTAATATCACTTCTAGCGGTACAGTTAGTGGTAATGTTACTTCTAGTAATGCTGTCATTACAGGTGGTAGTGTTAATGGTGTGCCTATAGGTGCTACAACAGCATCAACTGTTAGAGGCTCTATTGTCACTGCAACCACTAACTTTGCAGGGGACTTGACAGGTAACGTCACAGGTAACGTCACAGGTAATGTTACTGGTAATGTTACTGGTAATCTAACAGGTAATGTCACAGCAAGTAGTGGTACAACAACATTAAATAACCTTGTCATTAACGGTACAGTAGACTTTAACGCTGCTGTGTTGTCTGACTTAGGTGCGCCTGTATCATCAACAGATGCAGCTACCAAAGGTTATGTAGACACACAAGTAAGTGGATTACTAGACTCAGCTCCAGGTGCATTAGACACGCTCAATGAGCTTGCAGCAGCCTTGGGTGATGATCCTAACTTTGCAACAACAGTAACAAACTCTCTAGCAACTAAACTAGCATTAGCCGGTGGCACAATGACTGGTGCTATTGCTATGGGAACTAACAAGATTACAGGGCTTGGTACGCCATCATCAGGTACTGACGCTGCTACCAAAGCCTATGCAGACACTATGCTACCTCTTGCAGGTGGTACAATGTCTGGTGCTATTGCAATGGGTACAAACAAGATCACAGGTGTTGGTGATCCTACAAGTAATCAAGACGCAGCTACAAAGGTTTATGTAGACGGTATATTGGGTAGTGCTACATCCGCTGCCACCTCTGCTGCCGCTGCCGCCTCTAGTGCCTCTGCTGCCTCCTCTAGTGCCTCTGCTGCTTCTTCCAGTGCTAGTGCAGCGTCCTCTAGTGCCTCTGCTGCGTCAAGTTCTGCAACAGCCGCTGCTGCAAGCTACGATGCGTTTGATGATAGGTACTTGGGTGAGAAAGCTAGTAACCCTACGGTAGACAACGATGGTAATGCTTTGTTGACAGGTGCTTTGTACTTTAATACAGCATCTAATGAAGTACGTGTATACAACGGCACTGCTTGGCAAGCTGTAGCACCTGTAGCTACAACGATTGCTTTAGGAAGCCAAGTAACAGGCACTCTACCAGTTGCTAACGGAGGCACAGGCGCAACAACGCTGACAGGAGTTCTCAAGGGCAACGGCACAGGTGCGTTTACTGCTGCGACTGCTGGAACAGACTTTGTTGCACCCGCAACGGCTACTACTTTTACAGCTACACAAACCTTCAGCGGTAGCACCAGCACACTTGCAGAGGTACTAACCAATGCAGCAGAAGTAGCTACAGTGTCTGCAACAGCGGCCACGGGTACGATTGCCTATGACGTTACTACGCAGTCTGTCCTGTACTACACAAGCAACGCATCAGCGAATTGGACTGTTAACTTCAGGGCATCAAGCGGCACAAGCTTGAACACGGCTCTGGCAACAGGTCAGTCAGTAACAGCAGCCTTCCTCGTCACTCAAGGTGCTACGGCTTATTACAACAGTGCTGTGCAGGTAGATGGCTCTAGTGTGACTCCCAAGTGGCAAGGCGGTACTGCTCCTGCTGCGGGTAATGCGTCAGGTATTGATGCCTACATCTACACGATTATTAAGACGGGTTCTGCTACGTTCACAGTGCTGGCATCTCAGACGAGGTTTGCATAATGCCCTTGCTTGAGACGAAAGGTGCAGGGTCTGCTCAAGGGTTTGGTCTGAGCCTTGGTGGTGAAGAGGCTGTTTACATTGAGGATGTTTTCTCAACGTACCTCTACACAGGCAACGGCTCTACGCAGACTATTACCAACGGGATTTCGCTGGGTGACAAGTTTGTTGGTACATCAACATACTTTAATGGAACTGCATACTTAAGCAGGTCAAGCGACCTTTCGGGAAATTCTGACGGTAAAACATTTACG